TTGATGCACTCTTCATCATGGCAAAGGATTTCATCGCCGAACCAACGGCCATATGGCGTTTCGGAAGAGAATGATAATTCTACTGTCCGACTATCGGTATCGACGTGGTCAATAGTAGTTTCTCGACAGTAGTTGCCAAGAACACTACGCTTTTGATATTCACTCATTACTAGCCATCAGCTCCTTCCTGTATAGTGTCATCATCGCCCATCGTTAGCGGTTGCAACTCACTGGAATAATCTAGTAACACCCCGAGCTCCTTGGCCCTATCCTGTTCGAGTTTCCGTTGTTCAAGAACTTCTTCCCAATCACGTCCAGATGATGCGCACACATCTTCTAAAGTTGTAAGACCGGATTTAATCGCCTCTTTATTGGCGTTAACTTCCTTAACAGGGTCAATCCATGACCACCCTGGAGCAAGCCAAGCTACCTCTTGGTATTTGTCCTTGTTCGCTAAGTAGTCGGAAGGTAATTCACCTGCTAAGTAAAGGGCGTCAATAAAGGCTTTCCAAATCGGCATACAGAAGTGTGTGATTACAAATTTCTGCACTTGACGGAACGTCTTTTGGTCCTCCAATAGGTTTTGACGTGCGGCCGAAAAGTTACCAGATATATTACGCGCTACGATGTCAGCGCTCATACCAAGACCGGACGCTACGCGTCTAGTCTGAGTTGCTGAATATTCGCTTGCAGTGCCAGCATTACGCTTAGGGTCTGCAAACTCAATCGATTCTCCAGGACTTAGGTGTCTAACCATGCCTGGTGCCATTGTGATATTAGGCCTGCCTTTGCTATCTCTTGGTAGCATTGAGGTTTGCCTTGCGGAATTCTGAGAGGTCACAAAAACGCTGAAGCACGCTGCCACTCGTGCAGCAATTAAATCAGCGTCCATGTACTCGTCAATATCGTGAATCCTACGCAATACTAACGCCAATAGGCTTATACCCCTAATCTGAGATGGGCGCTTAGGCTTGAATAACAAAAAGGCTTGGTCTGTTGTTAACCGAGCCGTATCAAAGGAACGTAGCCCCATTGGGTCTGTTTGGCTTATGTGGTACGCCACTGGTCTACCATGTTCGGTAACTTCTACGCCATTGATGATATTATTCTTGCCATTTGTGATACTTACTGCGCCGATGTTCTCAGCCTCTATCAACTGAATGGATAACGGTAAGTACGAGCCTTGCGAAGTCTTATTGACTAGAATTTCACCGTCGTACACCATACGTCTTAGTGCCATTTCTTGAAGTTCATAGAAATTAGAAATGCCTCTAATGTCAGCGTTTTCAGGTTCCGCCCATTTGGCCCATGCTTTCTCGATTTTCTTATTTAGATCGTTGTTTAATTTACCATTGCGGTTTCGCACTTTAGCTTGTGGGACAATCCCTGCGCCAATTACATTTCGTAACAGTGCAATCACAGCGGCTTCTGCTAAGTCACTGTTCATCTCCGCAGCTCTTGCTCGTCCGCGTATGATATCACGTGAACCTGTTGCAAGTTGCTCTGCGGTCCCATACGCTGGTTGCCAATCACTGTTTAACCTATCCATAGATGCCGCATCATATTGACGTAACGCATCGCGGTAGGCTTGGCGTTCATATGCACGTTGTGGACTAACCCAACTGATTACTCTATCAATAATGTTCATCGCCCACCCCATGTCACGAATGCGTCAGCTTGATAGCCGTTGGACTCCTCGTGTACTCGTTGCATTAGCGTTTGTTCGCGTGCGTAAAGTACTGGTAAGTCAATCGTCTTGAATCGCTTACCACCAATCTGTAACTCGGAATATCCTTTAGTTTCGATATCCTCAATGACTTGGCGGACACGTTCAAGTTGTTCATTTACATCGCTCATGGTTCATCTCCTATCTAAACCAATGGCCAGTATTTCCTATGCCTCCGCTGTAGTCCTCGTATGTTTGGACCTCTTCAGTTTCCTCATAAGGCTCTGGCTCCATTAAATATTTAACGCCGGCAATATCTGCTACTGCTGCGTTGTAAGTACATGTATCCAATAAATGGTTAACAGGATGACTAGTGAGTGGTTTCCACTGGACTGTTACTGCCCCTGTTTTTACATTCCTGTGTTCCTGCTTTTCCTCTGACCTTAGATGGTCTGAGTACTCTTGCGGACAATCTTTGTATAAATGGATCGTGCCATCCTCGTTTATAGGTCTAACCATTCTTGCGAATATGAAGTCTTTCCAATAGTCTGTGTTCAATACGTATAGCTTTAATCCACCTACAACACCTTTCTCCAATGAGGTCATGGTATATGGTGCTGTCATTGTAGTGTGATTGGAGGAGCCTTTAAGAGGGATACATACTTCCGGGAATCTAGAACAGAACTGATATACTTCGTCTGTTCTGAAGCCGGAATCAATACCTGCTTTCATTATTTGACGAGGTTCGCCATACTCCGATGGATACTCTCGATGAATGATAATTTCCTCTAAATCGTCCCAAGTGCTTGCCTGGCCATAGTCAATTAGGTAAGACTTAACACCCGGAGCGTATGCCCTTACTTCCCACCAGAAGTGGTCTAGCTGTACGTCTACGGAAGCAATAAGCAATACTGCTTTATCCGGTACGACGCCGCACGGATACGTAGATTCCGTAAATTGCATATTTTGTGTACTTTTAGTTTTAGCACTTCGCCAAGGTTCCGCTAGCCATGAATTAATGAAGTTCATTAATGAAGCAGGCGTACCTTTGGAAGTCTTAAACTCGTACGCAACGTCTCCGAACGTGACCCACGGCGAATATATCGACGATAAGTGATACGAAATTGAGCGGACTTTGCTTTGCGATGCATTGACCGCTTCCCATTTTCCATGTCTTAACATTTCCATTTTGTGCTTATCGTGGATGTGTCCGCCGCAATGTTCACATTCGTAATACGCTGTATCACGTATCATGTCCGCATTATCGTTGTGTTCGTCTGGCCATTTTATCTGCTTAAACTTGAGGGTCTGCGACACTCCGCAATGTGGACATGGCACGTAATACTGCCTGCGCTCATTTGCATTCGTAAGCGCCTGCCAAATATTACCCGACTCTACGGTAGGCGTGGATACCATTACAATTTTCTTGTCCATGAACGTTTTAGTACGTTCCTTAGCAAGTTTAATTGGATCCGCTTCCTTACCTGAGAAGGCGGGGTATTTGTCTATTTCATCAAAGAATAGATACTTGATTGACCGGCTCGATAAGCTACTTGGTGAGTTCGCCCCAACCAGTACCATATAATTGCCGTTGTTAAAATCCAGTTCAAGTAATTTACTATTCTCGTCAAAATTATCACTAATAGATTTAACCGATTTAATCATCGGTTGTACCCTTTTATCACTAGCAAATTTAGCGATAGCGTCTGTTGGGTATACCATCATTACTGGTGATTGCGTTTTGTCTAACGCATACCCAATCATATTGAGCTCTGTTTCAGTCTTACCGAGCTGTGCGCCAAAGCACAGTACAATCTGTTCAATCAGAGGGTCTGTGAATTTGTCCATAGGCTCTTTTAGATATGGTGTTCGATTGGTTCTCCACCTACCTGGCTCTGCGGATATATTTGTTAATACCCTGAAATTATCAGCCCATTCTGATACGGTGTATCGTTCCGGTGGTTTGAACGCGTCGAGCTCTTCCTGGAACCAATTAACTTTTGGCTCTGCTTTTACCGGTTTTGACTGCCGGCGTGTACTCGCCTTTGCGCGAGTAGCTTTCGAGGTAGTCTTCGGCAACTTCGCTCACCACCCTTTCCACCGTCGCTCGTTCTTCTGGATCAGTGAACTCACTCCCTACTCGTTTACCAAGTTTGATGAGTGAGGACTTTAATTCTAAGATACGAGCAGACCATTCTTTCGCCACGTCTGCACGAGATACGTACTCACCATTTAACACGTCGAGCATTTTCTTCTCACGAGCAGCGCGCGACTCTTTATAGTCAGCTTCAGCAATTAGCTTTCGTGTGGCCGCTGATTGGTCTTTAGATTTATCCCCCTTGGCTTGGCCAAGATATACGAGAACTTCACGGAGGTTCCACCAACCCGTTGCAGCTTTAGGCATGCCCGATTTGTGGTGTCTCGAAATAATCTCAGGAGTTACTCGAAGAAGGTCGCACAATTGTGCGCTAGATACAAGCAAATCGCCTGCCTTATTAAATTTCACACGTGGTTTTTCACTTGTTGCCATGGCTTCTCCTTTCTGTCCTTCGGAAATAAACTTTCAACCGTTAAAATTCTCCTACACAGAGACAAATATCGCGCGGAGCCGACCACCGCTGGATTTATCGTGAGGGAGTACCTTTTAATATTCATTCTCAAAATAAAAATCAAAAGGTCAATGGTAGAATTGTTGGAGAGGTACGCAAAAGGGACTACGTGGTTGTGCGTAGTCCCTAATGATACTTCTTGTGCTGTAATAGCCCATGTAGGTTTGTACAAGAAAGGTATTCACTATGAACGTACTCTACAGTGCGTGTCACGGCAGATTTAACGGTAAAACCTTCCGCCGTTCCACACTTGTAGACTATCATAAGTGGTACCTCTAATTGCATATTGTATTTATTTATTTTCAGAAAATACTTGACAAAAGCTTTTCACTGCGTTCCGTTGGATATTATATATCTGTGCTTCACTGTAACACATATCCTCGATAACCTCCTTCATACTCATCCCAAAGTAGTATCGATTCTCCAAGAACGTACGCTCAATGTCATTAGGTATCTTACATATCAATGTCCATAGCTCATATCGTTCCTTAGACAGTGTACGGAATTCATTATTAAGGTCACGCTGTGCAGTGTTTAAGTTAAGTTGTTGTTCTGGTGTATTCGACCGTTCGTCTTGTGCTTCCACCTCCAGGCGTTGTAGATGTGACTCAATGTCTTTCATGCGCCTACGACTATTCAGTAACCGTTGTAGCTTCCTAACCCCAGGATGCTTACTCCCAGTACATGACTTAGTATTCATAGGCATCACCTAAGATAACGATCGCTTATCTAACTTCAAGGGTTGCTCATCCTTATTCGGAGTAAACGTGCCATTGATGTCATAAGATTCTATATTTGCCAATGCCAGTTCATGTAATTCATGTATAACCCCAATAATATTATTAGGAGTTTTAGCGAATTGTTTTGCTACTGCGCACATCATCTTAACAGTCATATGAGCCGCATTTATCCCATTAACGTTTTCCATCTCGATGGAACATGAATACGCCTCTTTATCGTTAGCCTCGACCATAATTCGCATTGTTTTATCTTTCATAATCGGCCTCCTATACTTCTTGCCATTCTTGTAAGATTTCACTATATCTATACATGGTGATATTAGTTAGCTGATACGCAGCATCGTTTAAGTTATATCGATTGATCCACGCACGGTAGATATCAGTTAAGTAGTCTTGTAGCTCAGCCTTTTGGCTAGGTGTAACCACATTGTCATGTAGATAGTACACCTCTTCACCTTGGTCTACCTCATTTTGACATCGTTTAATGTCATTTTGAATAACTTCATCTACGTTGATATGTCCTGGGTATGGTACAGCACGACCTACTACAATGGTCATACCTTCACATGGTTTACATTGTGCAGCTATCCAATGCAGCTCCTTTAATGCTTCGTCCCAGGTATCACACACCATAATATATTCATGACGATCTAATGTGACGTATCCACCAAATAGTGGTTTCATTTCATCACCTCATTAATGTACCTATCTAAATACCATCGTGCCTTTTTAAGGTCCTCTAACTTATTGCCTTTAGAACCGGCACGTGCAACATACTTAATAACATTCCCTAGATGAAACGATAACCCTTGATATTCGATAAAGTCGATAACTTCAATCTTGCCACGATTATAATATGAAGGATGGTTAATCACATTAGAGATTGGGTTAGATTTTCCTTTATCAGGAGTAACACATGAGCCTTTAACATCATCAGCGTTAGTACAAACATATAAGTCTTTAACACTATCAGCTGTAATATAAGACTCGGTAGTTTCCGTTTTGGAAATAACTGGAGCACCTTCGTCAATCTTTTTAGATTGCTTATTTTTAGGTGATACCTTTTTCTTAGGCTTATTTAATTCTGCTCGACACTTTGGACAATTAACTGCAGGTCTACCCTTACCTATCTGCTCGAACATCTTCCCACAGTTCTTACACTTAGTCATAACTTTCTCCTTCACTTCCTCTTTAGGTGGTTCATCTTTAGCGGGTGTAGGCGCTTTATCCTTATTAAGAATAGCCATTAACTCATCCATAGCACTTTGCTTACAGTACTGTTCATCTTTTTTAGCTAAGAATTTACGATTACATTTAAGACACGTTCTTGCAACTGGCATTGTATAACCACCTTTCTAAATTTTATTCATAGTTTTCCATAGGTCTAATGAATAGATTTTCATTCCATGTTTATCAGCAAATTCATATTCGCCTTTACAGCCACGACTTGATTGCCAGTCTGGGCATAGTACTAAAATGTCACAATGGCTAAGTAGCCCTAAGCAGATATCTAGTCCCTTTTGGTAATCATCACCAGTCAGATATACATACCCATAATTATGGATAGGTGATACGTAGTCATGTGTTAAGTCATTCAGTACTAACTCACCCATGATCACATCAATCTTTTTACGGTTGCTTTCCTTACCACCATACGGATGAGCAACATACACAAGTTTTTTATTCATAGCTTCAACCTTTCACTGTAGTTCATCTAACGTTTCAATATGAACCCAAATGCCTGTAACTGGATTCCAATATTTTTCCGTGATTTCACTACACACCTGAGCATCATCATGCCAGTAGTTCAGTTCCGTCATACAATCCTTAAACAATTTAATAAGGTTATCAGTATCAGGCTTTGTAATCTTCCATTCAGGAGCCGCGCATTTTTGCTTACCAAAGCACCACTTTGTCACCAATCGAATAGGGCCTTCTAATGGTATCGCTGGTCTATGTAATGCTAGTTTACTGGTAAACAATGCGCGTGTTTGTTTTACATCGTGTGATTCATAGAATCTAGGTGTACCATTTCTAACAGTTACTCGTTTTTGTTGATGAGTACAGGTTGGTACTTTTTCGAGTGGAATAAAGAATTCAAACTGCATACGGTCTCCTTTCTGATATTAAATAGCATAGTCAGGTTTCCCCATCTTTCGTCTAATCTTGTTTACATTAGATCTGATATAAATATAAGGTTCTGACTTCAGCAGGCTAGCTGCTTTAAGTGTAGCCATATCTTTTTTATAATTTTTGTAGCTTTCACATTTGCCATGGCAGCCCATAGTACGATAGCCACAATTCTTACATGGAGTTTTCATTTGATATCACCACTTCCCTATTGGTCTATAGTGCTACCAATCGCATCATCAATTTTGACTTCATCAATCCAATCATTCATATCATATGAGTCTATTCCTTCTGTATATGCAATCTGTTCAACTATTTTTACAGCTTCTTCACGGCTTTCGCACTCTACAACTTTAGAAAAACCGATTTTTACATAGCCAGTAATTTTATATTCTTTCATTTCATTACCTCAAATTCTTTCAAAAACTACTACCCAAACCTTTTTAATTGATTAGTTATAGGAGGCATATGGGTGGGGGAGTCTACGACCCCCACCATATGTACTCCAACTATCAATCAGATTCAAAATTTCAGTCATACCTATATATATATATAAGGTGTGACTGAAGCTATTGTTAACCTATTAATTAATTATCAAGGTTAACATTTTCACTTGAAACAATCTCACCCAATTCGACTTTGAAGATTGGCATTTCTTTTAAATATCTTCTAAGAGTGCTTTCTGAAATTTGCATAATGTTCATGACCTCTTTTATATCAGCTCGACTGCTAAAGTTATTCTTAGCAGCTGCAATATTAAAGGCATCGACTAACTGCTGTTTCTTTTTCTCTCTAGCAGATTGCTTAGCCTTGTTCATCTTGTTAAGGCCTTTCTCTTGAGAGTCTTTAAACATGGCCATAGATAGGAAGCCACTATCATCGACTTTATGAATTGGATATTCAAACCATAGATCAACAGGTTTGAATCTAGGGAACTCACGGAGCGTACCTTCCATTCGCCATGCAGTACATTGGCTAGTATCAACTGGAGCCCCTTCTAGTTTATTTTCATCGAGGTTCTCCGCTTCGATTTCTAGCAAGTCAATCAATGCATCTGGGTCACGAGCAAATACACCTGAGCCGGATGCACGGTCCATAGACCGCTTACCAGTTTGATTGCCCTTAGAATGGTGGTGACAATAAATGACTGCACATTTCAGTTCAGTACATACCTTGTCAAATTGGTTACAGAAGTTAGCCATTTGGTCAGCGCTGTTTTCGTCGCCTGTAATGACCTTATAGATAGGGTCAATAATGATAGCCTTGTACCCTTTCTTTTTAGCCCTACGAATTAGCTTAGGGGCTAATTGGTCCATAGGTAATGACTTACCACGCAAATTCCAAATGGATATCTTGTCTAAGTTATTCGGTGCCAGGTGCAATGCTTCATATACATCCTTAAACCGGTGTAAGCAAGACGCACGATCAAGTTCTAAATTTACATATAGGACTTTACCCTGCGCGCAGTTAAACCCAAACCACGGCTTGCCTTCAGCTAGGGAGATACATAGTTGGATAAGAGCGAATGATTTGCCTGCTTTAGATGGCCCTGCAATGAGCATCTTGTGGCCTTCACGAAGGATACCATCGATTAAGCTAGGTGCTAAGTCTGGCATGTTATCCCATAGTGCGTTTAAGTCTTCAGGCTCAGGAAGGTCATCATTGACAGTGGCGATCCATTCTTCCCATTCCTTGAATGACTCTTTACCAATATTCGTAGCAATTAAAAATTGAGGTTTACCAGCACGCATCACACCAGGCATACGTGATAACCGGCTAGGGTTTTTGTTTTGCTTATCAACCTTGAACCCATTCTTCTGTACGATTTGGTATAGGAAGTCTACTCTATTACGGTACTCAGAATAATCATTGGCATCGATATGTACGATAGCATGGATACTTTTACCACCGCTATATACTAAAGCTGCGATTGGTAACTCTAATTGTTCAAGAATAGCTTTTTGCTTACCAAGTTCCATATTGTCAGATTCAATGAGTGCAAATTTGAAAGATGATACATTATCATTCTTTACGCCTTTACCATCTAATGCATTAAATCGTATCCAGGCTCCTGCTTCTTCGTCGAGTGTACCTATTGCATCGTCTACCTTATTATTAGCTCGTAGAGCATCTAAAATTTGATTTTGCGTACGACCATAGCTTCCTTTAGTTGGTGATTTAATCTCTTTACCGTCTTTATCTTGATGTACATATACAGTATTTACATAGCCAACATAATCGTCTGGCTCGAATAATGCTTGGAGGTACTTTGTTAAGTCCTCAACACGTTGTTCTTGGGTGTAGTACTTAGGAATTTCAATGTCAGATGCTTCCACCCATGTCTTATCAATAATCTTGTATGGATCCGGATTAGCCATAACCATAGTCCCAAAGGGAATAGCAGTTGCATCCCATTGAGCACTACGGCTAGATGTACATCCATTTTCTTTAGCCATCTGAGTGATAGTGGCCCCTGTAATTTGTTTACCTGTGTAAGCACCGAATGAATTCCATTTAGCTTCACATTCACAAGGATGGAACCGTTCACCGTCATTAGATGACCACTCTTCCCATACAAACATTGGATACCCTTCATGGTGAAGTGCAAGGCCTACGTTTAGCCATTCTTCGTAGGAGCAATCGACTGGGTCGATAAACTCCAACACCTCTCTTAAATCTAACTTTCTTTCTTCCATTTGCACTCTACCATCCTAACCGCCTAATGTTGGGTATTCACATTCCCAGTAATAATCATTGAATTTGTGCTCCTTATAAAATACGACCTCGCCTTTATTATTCACCTCAAACTCTTCTACAAATTCCATGCCTCACTCATAACACTTGCCCTTTATGTCGATGTTATATTTCTTTGCTAATTTTTCGTAACCTTGCCCGCTTACACTCCAAGCGTGGTGTATTTTAACAATTAAAATGCCTACCCATTCTTCGTTAAGTATGATTGGATCGTTACCCTCTTCTACATCGTCGCTATACACACACGAGCGGTAAAGCGATTTCAAAAATACTGTTCGTTCTGGTATGTTAGGTATCAAATCAGAAAAGAACATCTCAGGGTTAGAACCATTAAATTCGTTTGTTATAAACTTGATTAAATTTTCTTTTGAGCCTCTAAACTTAACCCAACCTTCGCTCCAATTTGGCATTTATATTCCTCCTTTATGATGGTTGGTACGTTGCTGGTTTAACTCCTTTCGGTATTCTCCAACCAGCAGCACTAATTCTGCTTATCATGTTAGAGGCTTGGGTATTAGTCCATGTACCAACATTTTTAAATCCTTTATTTTCTAAAAATCTGATTTGTTTCGGAGTGGACAACCCCTCCGCTTTACGTTTGTGCAACCTATCAATGAGCATGGATGCTTTGCCGGCATCTTCGATAGTATCCGGATTAAGTCCAAAGTCCTCGATAGTTTTCTTTTGTTTGTCAGTAATATTTGATACTTGCCATCCGAATGTAGGCACATAATGTGTTAGATCCTCAGCTTGAATAGAAAACTCAAATTGTAATGGATCTACTAATTTGGCTTTCTTCTTGCGCATTGCTGCAAGCTCTTTAGCAAGAGATGCTTCACGTTCAGCAAGTACATCACGTTCAGCCTCTTCTTCTGCCTCCTCTAATCCCATACTTGAAGTTTCAAGTATTTCCGTCATCTTAATCGCTATATCATCAGACTTAGCGATTAAGTGAGCTGGTCTGCAGAGTGAGTGCTTTTCATAGTGCCATAGGAAGTCGAGCACTAATAAGTGGTCTTTCCCTTCACATAACCTAGTACCACGGCCAATCATTTGCGTATATAGAGCTCTTGATTTAGTTGGTCTAAGTACGATTACGCAGTCAACACTAGGGCAGTCCCATCCTTCCGTTAATAGCATTGAGTTACAAAGTACATTGTATTTGCCATTGGCAAAGGCCTCTGTAATTTCGTTACGGTCTTTACTGTTACCATTTACTTCGGCAGCATTAAATCCACGTTCAATGAGCATCTTGCAGAACTTTTGGCTTGTTTCAATGAGTGGCAAGAACACCACTATTTTTCTGTTTTTGTAGTTAAGTAACGTATCTGCAATTTGTTCTAAATATGGATCTAATACTCTACCAATATCACCGGCTTGGAAGTCACCAGCGGTAATCTTCACATTGGTAAAGTCGATGTGTAGTGGTAATGTCTGTACTTGTATCTTCACCAGGTATCCACTACTAATAGCATCACGTAGGGTATATTCATAAGCTAGGCTATCAAACACCTTACCTAAATTCTGCATATTTGACCTATCTGGTGTAGCAGTAACGCCGAGTATATCGGCTGTGTCAAAGTAGTTTAATATAGCTTGATAACTAGTAGACAAAGCATGATGTGCTTCGTCTATGATGATCGTGTCAAAGTAGGATTTACTGAATAGAGCTAGCCGGCTGTCACGGCATAGAGTTTGTACAGAACCGACTATGATGCGGTCCCATTTCCCTATGCATGACTGCTCAGCTTTCTCCATTGCTGTAGTCAGTCCAGAGGCTTGCATGATTTTATCTGAGGCTTGTTGGAGTAGTTCTTCACGATGTGCCAGGATTAATACACGCTTACCTCTTCGGACTGCTTCCTCAGCAATCTTTGCAAAACATATAGTCTTGCCTTAACCGCACCCCGTTGGTAAGACCAACAGGGTACGTCTATTACCTTTCTCCCACTCTGACCATACGGCATTAACTGCCTCTGTCTGATAGGGTCTTAATTCCATTAGAAACCTCCGAAGCTATCGTCTTTAGGTTGAATAAACTTCTTGATTTCATTAGCGGTACCTTGTGTGCCGTCATTCTTGTCATATATTCTGTGAGCTAGTTCAAATTGACCAGTTTTGCCAATTAATAGGTCAGGATTGGCCATAAACTTTTCACCTGGTTTAGCTAAACCAGTAGCAATAAATACGTTAGATACTTTCCACATCATGGAGGGAATCCAGTACAATCTTTCAGTAACTTTATTTTTACCTTGTTCACCACCATCGGCTTCTAATGTGATAACTGCTTTAGGTGTATTAGACGGAATTTTAGCAGTAGCTACGTCTGTATAGCCTTTTTCTACGTTAGTAATCACGAATGGATATACACCTGCAGGAAGTAGCGTAAATTCCTTAACTTCAGCTACTACTTCGGAGTTAAAACCTAATGCTTCTGTACCTAATTGTTCAAATGCGCTGCTCATAATCTGTTACCTCATTTCTTATTTATTAATGAATTCAACAATTTTGTCCCACATAGGGATAATCCAACCTGTTACGAATGCTGGATCATAATTTTCAAATGGAGTACCTTGTGGATATTTACCACGAGCTATAACTACGGACTGTACTTGGTCCAATGTCACGCCATCTTTAGCCATCAAGTCTTTCAATGGTTTAGGAATAGCTGTTTCAACTAATGGTGTACCATCTGCTACAGGCTCAGGCTTTGGCTCTGCTTTAGCTTTAGGCTTAGGCTCTACCTTTTGTTCTTCCTTAGTGATTACTTCGCCAGTTTGTTGTTTAGCCGCCTCAACTACTTCTGGTGCGTAGTCCTCAGTGCTAGCATTAGCTAACTCATCAGCTGCAGCAGTTGGTAGTACATCATCAGGGATAACATGAGCGATTTGACTATATTCAAATGGCATTACATCTGGTAATCCATGACGATTCTTAGCGTCCCATGCTGGAGAGTGTGTAGCGTACATTAAACGTTTACCATTGACTGCCTTTTTCTTGTTGGTAGTCGATGTAATAATTTCATTCTTGTAGTTTGCGAAGAGTACCATGTCCGCCCATTCTTTGATAAGAGGCGACGTTTGGCTACCTGTTTTCTTCCCTAACTTCAATTCAAAACGATCATATGCACCTAATTCGTCTGGTTGTTCAAACTTGCGAATTTGTGTGTGTGCAGTAAGCACTACATTCATACCAGCATCGATTACTTCATCAAGAAGGTTAAGGAAGCGACCCATTTCTTCACGTACAAATACATAGCCTGTGCCGTAAGGGAACTCTTCAATACCTTTCTTTTGATGTTGAGCACAGATATGTTCTACACATAACTGTTCAGCCCAATCGACAGTATCAATGACCAGTGTTTGATATCCACCTGGCATCATGGCAAATTCCTTTACAAAGGAGATAAGCATTGTCCATGATGTAGGCTTTTCAGTACGAGCCACATCTAGGTGGTCAGTACTGCCTTCCGTGTCAATAAAGACAGGAGAGGGGAAGTGGCTTGCGAAGGTTGTTTTCCCAATCCCCTCTGTACCATACACAACACATTTTTGTGCTCTTTTTCTTTTTCCAGTTGTGATGTTCATTAAAATTCACCCCATTCGTTTTCTACTTTAGGTTCTTCGATTACATCTTCTTTAGGTTTGGCTTTAGATTTAGCCTTAGGCTTTGTCGTTTTGCCTGTAGTACTAAATTCTTCACCTTTAATGTGGCCATCTTCAATGATGATGGAACATTCATCCATGTTATTTGTTACACGAGTCGCAATAACTTGTAAGCCCTCTTGCTCTAACCAATCTCCGAATTCTTTCATCGTATCGACGTCCATTTGCTCCATCTTATCCATCAATACGAAGCCACATTTAGGGTTAAGTGCTCTAACGATGGCTGTGGCCACTTTCAGTTGTTCAGCACCGCTCATGCAATCCCATTGTTTGTTGTTGTAGATAAGCACCCCTTCCTGGATAGATAGACCAGGTAGTGGCATATCTACAGACTCAAGTAATTTATTCTTACGATCACGGATGTCTTGAATGTCGTCCGTTAACTCATCGTATTCTTGTTTGAAGTCTGCAGCTTCCTGTAATGCACGTTGACGCTCTTGGTTAGCTCGTACTTTAGAGTTGATTTCATCTACATTCTTAATTTGTTCCTCAAGTTCTGCTGTAGATTCATCCTCTAAATCTTTAGCTGCAGTCGTTGCGATATCATAATCTTCAGCTAGTTGTGTCTGCTTAGCCTGGAGTTCCTCTAACTTTCGTTGAGCTTCATCTACTAAGTTGTTGACAGTCACCATCTGTGCCTTGATGGCAGATACGTTATTACGTTTCTTTTGGTTCTCAGCGTTGCGAAGCAGGATATCTTGTTGCTGTTTAATAAGTTCCGATGCACTGATAGGTTTTTGTGGAACTTCATCATATGCAGGTAACTCTTTAGCGTATTTGTCTTTCTGAGTGGCAATTTGCCCTATAGAATGACGTTTAGCATATACCTCTTGGTATTCACCTTCGAGCTTCTTCAACTCGTCTTCTACGCCCAATAATTGAAGTAATTCGTTAGCCTTTTCTTTGTCACTCATTTCCATAAATTTAGGAAGGTCTAAAGCAAGTTGACCAATGAATGTATCTAAAATCTTTTGGCCAGATTTCTTGCCTTCTGGATCAAGCACCTTAAGAGTGCTATTAGCTCCAGTTCGAGTTACTACCAAACCATTGGATAGCTTTACTTCAAGTTTAGGAGGGTTGTAGCTACCTTCACGTGCAGCACTAGAAGGTTCAAATTTGGCACCACCAAGCGCCCAGGCGATAGCATCTAAGATAGATGTTTTACCTTGGCTGTTCTTTCCACCTATAACAGTTAGGCCATTTTCTGTAGGTTCATATGAAACGGCTTTGACGCGTTTCACGTTCTCTAACTCAAATGAGTTAATTTTAATTTTGTCCATAATGTTTACCTTTCTTGTATCAGTAATCTTGTACTTGGAATATTGTTTCTATTGGAACTTTAAGTCCATCTGCTATTTGTACGGCTGTCTTAAACCTAGCCACCCTCTCATTCCTCAAATAGGTGTACAGTGTGACGTAGTGGATACCACACATTTCAGCAGCGCCTTGTACATTTAGCTTTCTTTTAGTTAGTAAGGCTTTGAATTCATCATGCTTTAACTTATAACCGAATCTATTTCCCCATGAGTTTTGCTTTATGGTTGTACGCTTAAATAAGCAATTAAAGGACATTCGTAGGTTTTTAGCTATGAGTTCAGCAGTTGATACACGGCAACAATCACCACGATTTAGCTTGACAATATTAGGGCTAATACCAATTTCTTTACACCAGGCAACAAAGCCATATATCGTACGTTCATAGACTAGCTTCTTTATATCGAGCCCCTTTCTTAGTACAGCCATGTGTATCACTGGCTGTGGGCCACTATAATCTTTCATAACTAATCACCTCGCCAAATATGACAGGAACTTCAACATTAAATACCTTAGCTATGGATTGAGCAGTGTTATAGTCTACTCGATTACCAAGTAGCAATCGTCTAATAGTAGATTTTGATAACTTAGTAGCATCTTGGATAGACTTTTGAGTTTTAAACTCATCTGCCTTAGCGTTCCATAACTCATAGAACACGTCCTGACGTAGTCTAAAATTTCTTTCAGTGCGTGCCATACAATCGTTCCTTTAGATACTTAATGCGTTCATGTTGGTTAGCTGATATGATCATTAATCCTCCTAATATGATTTGCATTATGTATCCTCCGAATGATACACGGTCAAGTTCTAGGGAGCCCATAGCTCCCATCATTAGTATGAAGCCAATTATTTTTATCACTGTAAGCATATCTGTACACCTCGTTGAATTAATGGATGTGAGCCTCTTTGAACTCCTTATCAATGCGACTAGCAGTCCACCCTAGTGTGTTAACTAGGTAGAATCGGAAGCCTTCTTTGTCAATGGAGAAGGTGCGATCCTTCTTTCCTTGACAATTCCAACATTGCGCGAATGGGAACTTATCCCTGGCGATACATTCACGTACCGCAGTTAGTGACCATCCTAGAACAGTGGCCATTTGGCATACCGCGATTGTTTTCTTTATCATAGTCATATGCTCCTTTATGATGTATAATCATCTTAAATCGAATAATTTTTGATTGAGCCTCTTCGGTATTTGCGATACCGAGGGGGCTATTTTGTACGCCTAGCGTAGAGTGCTTGACCATTCTGTCTTACAGGTAACGCTCGTTCCTTGCTAGTCATTTCTTGGTGTGTAGATACTAATGCAATCCTTACATTAATTAGGTCTGCTACACTTTGGACTTCTTCCAAGTAGCCGTTATCTAGAGTACTTATGATGTATCTATCTAATGCTGCGACTACTGGAGTAATGTCCGGTATTTGTTTATTCATATTGAATACCTCCTTTTACAACCTAATTCGATATTTCGTATCATTCAGTAAAAAAAAGAACTTCAAGAGGAATGTCAGTCCCCATAAGGTTTTTAATCCGTACGCATTCAGCATAAGTTAATGGATATTTACCGTTTAACTTATCCAGAATGGTTGCGTATCGAACTTTTAGCTTATCCGCTAGTACTTTTCGGCTCCAACCTCGTCTTGCAAGTTCTGCGTTTAGATTTGGATACATAAATTTCACCTCCCTTTTCCGGCTCTTAAAATCCGATATTTCAATAACTTCAATTCGAAATATCGTATTTTCTATATCATTATCATAATACGATATTTCGAATTTGTCCAATTTAAGCTTGTTAATGATTTATTAATGATTTTTTTAATTACGAAATATCGTATTTAAATATTGATATTTCGTAATTAATGTATTACTATATATATGAGAGGGCTTTATGAATAGAGGTGATTGCTATGACGAGAGAACAATTTTTAGATCGGAAGAGCACA